TCAGAAAGAAACTCAATTTGTAGCTGAGGTAATTAGTCTACAAGCAAAAGAAATTTTTCCAATTAGTTGGAAATATTTAGTGGAGGAAGTTAATGGAAGCACTGGGCATAACGATTGACCCAAATCGAGATACATTATTTGATGCATCAGGAATAAAAAGACTTAAAGAGTCATACATGAGAGACACAGAGACATCTCCACAAGAGAGGTTTGCATTTGTATCTAAAACATTCTCTAGCAATCCAGAACATGCGCAAAGACTATATGACTACTCAAGCAAGCATTGGTTGAGTTATAGCACGCCTATCCTTGCCTTTGGTAAGACTGAAAGAGGTCTACCTATCAGTTGCTATTTAAATTATATTAATGATAGTGCAGAGGGTTTAGTAAACACGTTAAGCGAGACTAATTGGCTTTCTATGTTAGGTGGTGGCGTTGGTATAGGGTTTGGAATGAGGTCCAGTGACGACAAGTCTACGGGTGTTATGCCCCATTTAAAGATGTATGATGCTAGTTCACTAGCTTATAGACAAGGTAAGACAAGAAGAGGAAGTTACGCAGCGTATCTAAACATATCACATCCTGATGTTCTAATGTTCTTAGAGATGAGAAAACCTACTGGTGATCAGAATCAAAGATGTCTGAATCTCCATCATGGTCTCAATATCACTAATAATTTTATGGAAATAATAGAGCAATCTATGACAGATCCAGAAACCAATGATGACTGGGACTTAGTAGATCCACATAGTAGTGAAGTAGTTGATACTGTTAGTGCTAGAGATCTCTGGCAACGCATACTAGAAATGAGAATGCAGACTGGTGAACCTTATCTCCATTTTATTGATACATCTAATGAACATATGCCTAAGTGGTTAAAACAAAGAGGTTTAGAGATCAATCAAAGTAATCTATGTAGTGAAATAATTCTACCAACAAACAAAGACCGTACAGCTGTATGTTGTTTGTCTAGTGTTAATTTAGAATATTATGATACGTGGTGTAGAGATAAACAATTTATTGGTGATGTAGCAGAGATGTTAGATAATGTCCTAACATACTTTATAGAGAATGCACCAGATGCTGTTGAAAGAGCAACATATAGTGCAACACGTGAACGTAGTATAGGTTTAGGAGCATTGGGTTTCCATGCATATCTACAACGTAAAAATATACCATTTGAAAGTATAGCTGCTAAGTCTCTTAACGTACGAGTGTTTAGATATATAAGAAAACAAATGGATGCAGCTAATATTAGACTTGGTACAGAGAGAGGTGAGGCTCCTGATGCTAAAGGTACAGGATTTAGATTTAGCCATGTGATGGCTATTGCTCCTAATGCATCTTCTAGTATCATTATGGGTAACACATCTCCTTCTATTGAACCATGGAGAGCTAATGCATATAGACAAGATACTCTATCAGGTGCGTATTTAAATAAGAATAAGTACCTAGACGCTCTTATAAAATTAAAGTGTGAAGAAGATACAAAATTAGACTACGATAAAATATGGAGAGAGATAATATCAAGTGAAGGCAGTTGTCAAACAATTAAATGTTTAACTGATCAAGAAAAAGAACTATATAAAACATCAATGGAAATAGATCAAAGATGGGTAATTGAGCATGCATCAGACAGACAAAAATTTATTGATCAAGCACAATCCCTTAATGTATTTTTTAGACCGGATGCCAACATTAAGTATCTACATGCTGTACACTTCCTAGCCTGGAAGTCTGGTTTAAAGACTTTGTATTATTGTAGAAGTGAAAAGATTGGAAAAGCTGATAAAGTAGCGAGAAGTATTGAGAGAAATATTATACAAGAGATCAATTTACAAGATATAGCACAGGGTGAAGCCTGTATTGCGTGCGAGGGATAAACATGGCAACTAAATTAAAAGTAACAGACACTAGAGACTATTTCAAACCATTTCATTACCCATGGGCATATGATATGTGGTTAAAGCATGAGCAATCACATTGGTTACATACAGAAGTTCCTATGTTAGGTGATGTTAAAGATTGGAAATCAAGACTAACACAAGAAGAAAAGTTCTTCTTAACTAATGTATTCAGATTTTTTACACAATCAGATATAGATGTTGCAGGTGGTTATATCACTAACTATCTACCAAACTTTCCACAACCAGAATTGAGAATGATGCTATCTGGCTTTGCTGCTAGAGAAGCATTACATATTGCCGCTTATAGTCATTTGATTGAATCATTAGGTATGCCAGAGACAATATACAATGAGTTCAACGAGTATGATGTCATGAGAGATAAGCATGAGTTCTTCCAAAGTAAAATTATGAATGGTGCTAACATACCAGTTAAGATTGCTGCTATTAGTGCATTCACAGAAGGACTATCACTATTCAGTTCTTTCATTATGCTATTAAACTTTCCACGTCATGGTAAGATGAAAGGAATGGGACAGATAGTCACATGGTCTATAGTAGATGAAACTATGCATGCAGAAGGTCTAATCAAACTATTCAGAACATATGTTGAAGAGCATAGAGAAGTATGGAATGACGAGACAAAAGGTCAAATATATACTGTATGTGAGAAAATGGTAGACTTAGAAGATAAATTCATTGACCTAGCCTTTACAATGGGTAAGGTTGAAGGTCTTAGAGACACTGAAGTAAAAGAATATATAAGATACATTGCTGATAGAAGATTAATTTCTATGGGTATGAGAGGTATATATAAAGTAAAGAAGAATCCTCTACCGTGGGTCGAGGAAATGATTAATGCACCCACACATACAAACTTTTTTGAGAACAGAGCAACAGATTATGCAAAAGGAGCATTAACTGGCGATTGGTCAGAAGTTTGGGCACAATAGGAGAATATGATGGATACTTTTTGGATACACGTAGGTATAGGTGTGGTAGCTTGTTTGTTAACAGCTAACATGGCATATAGAGCTGGACGAGATCGTGGGAAAGAGATTACAGAGATAGCAGATAAAGAAATATATAACGCAAAATTTAAAATGCTTGATCAACGCATTCAAGAACTAAAGAAGAGTAGGTAATGCAAGAACCAGTTAGTCAAGAATATGAATGTCATAGCTGTGGGTCCATGTATCAAGTGGTATGGGATCCAGATGAAGTAGAGTTAAATTTAAAAAATGCTCCGGAACGGTGTCCTTTCTGTGGTGCAGATGTAGAAAAAGCTCAATTAGATATAGATAATGTAAATGAAACAGGTTACCTTGGTGGTGAAGCTGTAGATCATGCTGCTTTTGGAAAAGGGGTGGATTGGATGGATGGTGAAGAATAGAGCGATATGTGGTATAGATTATAGTACATCAAGTCCTTCGATATGTATTAATGTGGGACTAGATATTGATTTTCATTATCTTACTACAGTAAAAAGAAATGCAAGGCAAGAGCAGCATGGAAAGTTTCAATTTGCAGGAACTCATCTGCTAAAGTTTAGTTTAAAAATACAACAATATGATTTTATAGCCAAATGGGCCATGGGTGTTTTAGATTTATATAGATTAGATCATATCTTTATAGAAGATTATGCATTCGCTGCTACAGGGAAGGTATTTCATATAGGAGAAAATACTGGACTATTAAAGTATAGATTATATAAAAGAGATTACGCTTTTCAAATGATTGCACCTACAATGGTTAAGAAATTCGCAACTACGAAAGGTAATGCTAAGAAAGATGAGATGTTAGCTCAATTTAATATGGAAAATAATATCGATCTTAGGAAAGTTTTAAATATTAAAACAGAAAACCCTGTTAGTGATATAGTAGATAGTTATTATATTTGGCAATATGGATTTATACATACAACTCCAGATATACCAATGGAAGTAGTTAATGTAATACCAGGATAGTACAATGTATGATGAAAAAAAAATTAAATTAAGATTAAGATTATTTGCAATCATAATAATATCGTTATTGGCTGCTTGTTGGTATCGCGACTATCGAAACACACATGAAACAATCGAAATAGAGATACGGGAAGTTGGTGGTGAAGTTATGGAATGAAAAAATATTTAATAACCTTACTAATAATTATAACACTATGTGGTATAAGATTCTATAACCCATGGTTCCTAGATGTAATGCGTTTAAAAGCATTAGATAATCATCAAAGACAACAAAAAACTGTAATAGTAGATAACATTGTAACAGTAGAGATCAATAATGATACTCTGGCTGAGTATGGTCAATGGCCATTCCCAAGAAAAGATTTAGCAGAAGAGGTACATAGACTATACAGTGCAGGTGCTGGTCTAGTTATAATGCCTATGTTGTTTGCTGAACCAGATAGGTTTGGTGGAGACGAAGCATTTACACAGATGTTATTAGAAACACCTACAATCATAGGACAGGTACCAGCAGATGTAACAGATGGTAGTCCTGTAACAAGAGGTGTTGCTGCTGTAGGAGCTCCATGGGAAGGTTGGTTATACAAATATCCTGGAGCAGTTGGACCTATAAAACCATTTGCTGATGCAGCAATAGGTGTTGGTATGTTAATCATTAGTCCAGAAGCTGATGGTGTAGTAAGAAGAGTACCGTTGGTAGTAGATATAAATGGTCAAATATTTCCATCTATGTCTATGGAGATTATTAGAATAGCTGCAGGTGATATAAGTTACCAAATTAAGACAGGTGCAGGTGGTGTAGAGGCATTACGTATACCAAAGTATGGTAAACAAATAGTAGATGGTAATGGTAACCTATGGATAGACTTCAAATATAAAACAGAAGTATATCCATTACATGAAGAATTACCAGAATTAGATGGTAAGATAGTTATACTATCATTGACAGCATCAGGTTTAGATAGTGTAGTTGCTACTCCTGTTGGTAACATATACAATCATGATTTGATAGCAGCCACCACTACAACAATGTTAGCAGGTACAAATATTAGTAGACCTTACTGGTCTGACTTTGCTGAGCTAGGTGTTTCATTTGGTTTAGCATTAATTATAGGTCTAACTGTATTATTATTTAAGTGGTATGCAGGCGCAATTCTCTTACCTACGTTTACTGTGGGGTCGTACTATGCTAGTTTATATCTGTTTAATACAAAAAGTTACCTATTAGACTGGTCATGGCCATTACTAACAGTATTTGTTGTATGGGCAGCTGCTGCATTCATGAGATTCATGTCTGAGTACAAACTAAGACAACAAATTAAGAAACAATTTGAACATTACTTAGATCCAAGACAGGTAGCCATTTTACAGAAGCATCCAGAGAAGTTGAAGTTGGGTGGTGAACGAAAAGAGATGTCATTCTTATTCATGGACATTGTAGGGTTCACTCCTATCTCAGAACATTATAAGAATAATGATGACCCTGAAGGACTATGTGAAGTAATAAATAACTACTTAGATAGAATGACAAAGATAGTTCAGAAGAATGGTGGTACAGTAGACAAGTATATGGGTGATTGTATAATGGCTTTCTGGAATGCTCCAATCGATTGTAAGAACCATGCTGAGATGGCTGTTAAGACTTCTATGGAATGTGCAGAAGAAACAGAGAAGATGAAAGCTGAGTTTAAAGCTAAAGGTCTTCCTGACATCAATATAGGTTCTGGAGTTAACACAGGAACATGTATTGTAGGCAATATGGGATCATCAACTAGGTTTGATTATAGTGTTATAGGTGATGCTGTTAACTTAGCAGCAAGATTGGAAGCTCAGACTAGACAATATCCAGGCTGTACAACTTTATTATCTCAGCATACAAAAGATCAAATC